GGAAGCGAAAAAAAGAGTTTTCTCTTGGCTGTATAATCCTACATCGGAAGACAGCGTGTTAAATCAAGTGTATAACAGAGAGGCAATAAAGGAAAAATATTGGAACGGAACTACAATCACGACTCCGTTTCAGAGAGAGGTAGAATCGGATGAATATCATAGTATAAATTATATACTTCAATCGACCACAAGTGATTTATTTTTAGAACAAGCAGTCAAGGTGAACCAGATACTTGAGACAAGAAGGAGCTTCGTCGCTTTCTTGTTGCATGATTCTATAATATTGGATTTTAAGCAAGAGGAGAAAAGAGAAATCTTAAATATAATAAAAAAGTTTCAAGACACCAGACTAGGAAAATATAAGGTTAATGTGAAGATGGGTAAGAATTTTGGAGATATGAAGGCGGTAAAATGGACACAATAATTGGCTTGGGTGGAGTTGGTTGCAGACTTGCAAGAGAGTTCGAAGAGTTCGAAGAATACAAAGTCTTCAAAATTGACACGGAGGATTCAGAAGAGAAGAATTATCTTAAAATAATAGAAAGACAGCACCCAGAAGAGTACGAGAGAGATCCTCCAAAGGTTAAGAGCTTTTTAAAATCAATTTCGGGAGACATCTTATTTGTGGTTTGCGGAGCCAGTGTTGTTTCGGCTGCATCTTTGGTTATTTTGCAGCAGATTCACGGGAAATGCAATGTTAATATATTATATATTAAGCCGGAAATGACATTAATGAGCGAAACTCGGTCGCTACAAGAGAATACGGCATTCAATGTACTGCAACAATATACTCGTTCAGGAGTCTTCGAGAGATTATACTTGGTTTCTAATGAACAGGTCGACCCGTTGGTAACAGACGCGTCGATACTGGGATACTACAAATCAATAAATGAAATGGTCGTGCATGCCTTTCATATGATAAACGTTTTTGAACACACCGCGGCGATTACCAGCACTTTTTCTAATCCAGCGGAAGTATCTAGAATAGTATCTTTTGGACTACTCAACGTTACAAACGGTTCAGAAAAAATATTTTTTCCCCTTGACTCGCTAAGAGAAACAAGGTATTATTATGGTATACCTGAAACAAAATTGAAAAAAGAGAAGAAGTTGCATAGAAAAATTATAAACCAAGTAAAAAAGAAGACTGACTCAGATAGCAAAGTTAGTTTTGGAATATACTCCACAAGTTATCAGCAAGACTGCGGATACATTTTGGCTTTTTCTTCAAAAGTACAAGAAACCTCTTGACAATCTCAACACAATTTGATATTATATAAACAGTTGGTCGGGAAATTAGCCGACCTGCTTTAGCCAATAGAGCATAAAATAAAAGGAGACAACTATTATGGCAATCGACTTAGACCGCATGCGTGCGAAACTCAACAACCTGTCCGGTAAGGGCGGCAAAGATAGGACAGAATTCTGGAAGCCACAGGATGGAGAAAGCAATATCCGAATTGTTCCGACTTCTGACGGAGACCCCTTTAAGGAAAAGTGGTTTCATTATAATGTAGCGCAGGGCGGATTCCTATGCCCTAAGAGAAACTTCGGTGATGCCTGCCCCGTTTGTGACTTTGGGAACAAGCTGTGGAACGAAGGCACTGAAGAGAGTAAACGAATGGCGAAGAACTTATTCGCTAAGCAGAGATTCTTTTCGCCTGTATTGGTCCGCGGAGAAGAAGATCAAGGAGTGAGAGCTTGGGGCTATGGTAAAATGGCATACGAAAAGCTGCTGACAATTGTCCTCGATCCTGACTATGGTGACATCACTGATGCTGACGACGGTAATGACTTGAAGATTATGTATGGCAAGCCCGCCGGCGCATCTTTTCCTCGCACAGACATTCGCCCACGTCCTCGAAAGACAGTTTTATGTGATGACAATGTCGGCGGAGATGAGCGCTGTGCCGAATTGCTTGAGACTGTACCTAATTTCGACGAGCTTTTTGAGCGTAAGTCGACCGAGGAAGTTCGGGCACTGCTCGACACCTTCTTGGACGGTGAAAACACCGACAGCCAGATTGAAAGATTCGGTACATCTGCTGCTACCCCTGCGCAACCTGCTAATCAGTCTGACGCAGTAGAGGCAGCCTTCAGCGACCTGTTAAACGGATAAGTAACTGTGGCAAAAGTGGCAAAAATTAAGACAGGTAAAATCTCCATGGAAGAGATGCGCCGAATAATCAATAAGAAGGCCGGCCACGAAGTGGCACACAGCCTTGTAGATGAAAACCCAACAGAAGTTAAAGAATGGATTCCAACCGGCTCACGCTGGTTGGATTCCATCATCTGCAAGGGCAAGCTAGCAGGGATCCCGGTTGGAAAGATAAGTGAAATTGCAGGACTGGAGGCAACGGGCAAGTCTTACATGGCCACCCAGATAGCAGCTAACGCACAGAAGATGGGAATCGATGTTGTTTACTTTGATTCAGAGTCAGCGATTGATCCAGCTTTCTTGCAGAAAGCCGGCTGTGATCTTGAGAGGTTGATGTATGTTCAGGCAGAGAGTGTTGAATTTGTATTAGAAACCATCGAAGAGTTATTGAGCAGTGATAACAAGTGGCTTTTTATATGGGACTCTTTAGCTCTAACTCCTGCTATGTCAGATATTGAGGGGGATTTTAATCCACAATCATCGATGGCAGTCAAGGCAAGAATTCTTGCAAAGGGTATGTCGAAACTAACAGTTCCGATTGCTAATAGACAAGCAACATTCCTGGTCCTCAATCAGTTAAAGACTAATATCACTAGGTCACCTTCCGAGGCTCTTACAACTCCGTATGTAACCCCAGGCGGTAAAGCTATGCATTATGCATACTCTTTGAGAGTGTGGCTCACCGGCCGCAAGGCAAAGGCGTCATTTGTGGTGGATGACAATGGCTTTCGGGTTGGCTCAGAGGTCAAGGCAAAACTAGAAAAGTCTAGGTTTGGTACAGCCGGCCGCCATTGCAACTTCAAAATCCTTTGGGGAGATATCGAAAACGTTGGTGTACAAGATGAGGAGAGCTGGTTTGATGCAATCCAAATTTCAAATAACATCAAACAGTCTGGAGCTTGGTTCTCTTTGGTTTTTGAAGATGGAGCAGAACAGAAATTTCAGAGAAAGAACTGGACCAATATGCTACAAGATCAAAAATTTAGAGATAGGGTCTTGCAAATTATTGACGAAGATGTTATAATGAATTTCGACAAAAGAACTGGTAATGCTTCTGACTATTATGAAGAAGAAAAGTCCCCCCCCGCTGAGGAGTGATAACCCTCCCTGATTATTCCTTAGCACCTTGCGCCCCGGGACACTTCCCGGGGCGCTTTTTTAGAAAGAGAATAGTATGTTTACGTTGATACAATATTTGGATGGCCTAAATCTGGTCCCTGGGATGTTGGCAGACTGTATATTTTTTAGCAGTTTGTATTGGGGCTTAAGCCGAATCAAAAAAGAAAAGGAAAAGAATGAGTAACAAAAGATTAATGGTTGTGGATGCGCACAATCAATTTTTGAGGTCCTATATTGTGGATCCGAGCTTATCTGTCAATGGCCAGCCCATTGGAGGATCGAAAGGGTTTCTAAAGATCCTAAATAAATTGACCAGAACTATAAAACCTGACATGATTGTCGTGATCTGGGACGGAGAGGGAGGATCTCAAAAAAGGAGAGCCGTCAACAAGAATTATAAAGCAGGCCGCAAGCCTTTGCGTCTTAACAGGGGTACACATCACCTGACGGAGCAAGAAGAAGCTGAAAATAAAGTTTGGCAACAGATGCGCGTAGTAGAGTACCTAAACCAGACACCAATAATTCAGTTTATGGAACCGCACGTTGAAGCGGATGACGTCATTGCACACACAGTACAACTATCAAATTTTAAGGGCTGGCAAAAGGTAATTGTTTCCAGTGATAAGGACTTTATTCAGCTTTTGGATGAAGAGACAATCCTATTCAGGCCAACCCAGAGCGAAGTACTTAACAAAAAGGTGGTGATAGAGAAGTTTGGTATTCACCCGACGAATTTCGCTCTAGCTAGAGCCCTGGCAGGAGATAAGAGCGATAACCTCCCAGGCCTAGGCGGAGTTGGCTTACCGACTGTAGCTAAAAGGTTTCCGTTCTTTAAAGAAGAAAAAGAATGTCTTCTGGAGGAGCTAGTAGACCATTGTATTGAACAAGGGGAAGAAAGTAGCTTGAAGATATATCGTAGAGTTGTAGAAGAGAGAGAACTGGTAAGAGAAAACTTTAAAATCATGCAATTATACTCCCCGTCCATATCAGTACAGCGAAGGACGATTATCAAAGAGACTTTTGATAATTACGGCGCTGAGTTTAACAAGACTTCGTTGAGAACCCTCATGCATAAGGACGGAATTGGAGAAGTTTCTTTAAACGATTTGTTTGAAGCATTTAATAGAATGGTTTCTGAATTTTAGGCTTCCCATGTGAAGTTATTTGTGCTATAGTAATAAAAAAGTAAAGGCGGAGCTAATGAACCAAGAGAGGGAGGACTTTTCAAAATTTGGTAAATCTTTTCAAGAAGATTTGTGCCAATTAATTCTAAACGATCGCCCTTTTGCAGATCAGATGTTTGAAGTACTAGATATAAATTTCTTAGAGTTAAAGTACCTCAGAATTTTTGTAAAAAGGATAATTGACTATAGGAGCAAGTACGGAGTACACCCTACCGACAAAATAATGAAGTCCATTATAAGGACTGAATTAGAGAGTGAGTCGGAACCGGTTCAAATAAGAATAAGGGACTATTATGCCCGCGTTCTCTCCACGGGATTAGAGCCAGAAGGCTCTGAGTATATAAAAGATGTCGCACTTGACTTCTGCAGAAAACAAAAACTAAAAGAAGCTCTTATTAGGTCTGTTGATCTAATAAAGAAGTCCTCCTTTGATGAGGTTAGCAAGGTTGTTAATGAGGCCATCAAACTTGGTAGTGATAACAACTTTGGATACGATTATTTTAAAGACTTTGAACAAAGATTTGAGATCAAAGCGAGGAATCCTGTAACTACAGGATGGGAACAAATTGATCCGCTTTGTAAAGGCGGCTTGGGAACTGGTGAGCTTGGAGTCGTGGTAGCTCCTACTGGAGCAGGCAAGTCTATGGTCCTTGTACATTTGGGCGCTCATGCGCTAAAGGCCGGCAAAAACGTTGTCCACTACACTTTAGAGCTGGCTGATACAACTGTAGCTTGTAGGTACGACAGTGCCTTAACGGGAGTAGAACTAAAGAACTTAGCTGTCTTTAAGGAAAAGATATTCGAAGAAATTCAGGAAGTACCAGGAAATCTGATCGTCAAGGAATACCCAACCCGATCAGCATCGGTACAGACCATAAAAAATCACCTAGAAAAGATGAAAACCCGGGGCTTTGAGCCTGATTTAATAATCGTTGATTACGGCGATCTAATAAAACCAATTTCTTCAAGAAAAGATGAGAAAAGGCACCAACTGGAGACTATTTATGAGGAGTTACGAGGTATTGCACAGATCAACAAGTGCCCTGTTTGGACAGCGTCACAAACGAATCGATCTGGTCTCAATGCTGAAGTAATCACAATGGAGTCGATCTCTGAAGCATTCAATAAATGTTTCGTAGCCGATTTTATCTTTTCTGTTTCGCGAACAATAAAAGACAAAAATACAAATGGCGGCCGTGTATTTATCGCCAAAAATCGCAACGGTCCGGATGGATTAGTCTATCCAATATTCATGGACACCAGTTGTGTCAAGATAAAGGTGCTGCCGCCCACTGACGAGAGCGTCGACGACATTATAGAGAAGTCTGCTAAAGAGCAGCTTAAGAATTTGAAAGAAAAATACAGGACTTACAAAAAGGAGAACGCAAATGGAACTGTCGAATAAAATCTTGTCAGATATAACTGTCTATATGAAATACGCCCGCTTCTTAGAGAACGAAAACAGAAGAGAGACTTGGGATGAACTGGTGACTAGGAATATGAATATGCACCTCAGGAAGTATCCCAAGCTAGAACTTCAAATTAGAAAAGCATATAAGATGGTTTATGATAAGAGAGTATTGCCCTCGATGAGGTCGATGCAATTCGGCGGCAAGCCTATTGAGGTTGCACCAAACAGAATATTTAATTGTGCGTTCCTGCCCATAGATGATTGGAGATCTTTCAGTGAGGTGATGTTTTTATTATTAGGAGGCAC